TATTTTGTTCCTGTTCGTGACCCTGCACAAGCATCACCAATTGAAACTTTACCAGGAGCAACTAATTTGTCAGAAATTGCAGATATTGAGTACATCCAAAAGAAACTACTGACAGCATTACGAGTTCCTAAAGCCTTTTTAGGATTTGAAGAAGTTGTTGGTGATGGTAAAAACCTATCATTACAAGACATACGTTTTGCAAGAACAATCAATCGTATTCAAAAAAGTATGATTCAAGAATTAAATAAGATTGCAATAGTACATTTATTTATACTTGGATTTGAAGAGGAGATTTCAAATTTTACTTTATCATTAACAAATCCATCAACTCAAGCTGATTTACTTAAAATAGACGTATGGAAAGAAAAGGTATTATTATACAAGGATATGGTTGCAGACCCTGGTTCAGGTATTGCTGCAGTATCCCAATCTTGGGCTAAAAAACATATTTTAGGATTTTCTGACGAGGAAATTAAACTTGATTTACAACAACAAAGAATTGAAAGGGCGGTTGGGGAAGAATTAAAGAAAACTGCTGAAGTTATTACTCATACAGGATTATTTGATAATTTAGATAAGTTATACGGTAAGAAGGAAGGGGAACCAGCAGGGTCTCCTACAGAAGGTGGTTCACCTCCACCTCCAGGTGGAGAATCAACACCTCCTCCTGAGTCACCCGCACCACCAGCAGAATTAACACCAGAATCAATTGAATCGGTTGAAGACGGACTAAATATTCTACTTGAAAGTAATGATGTTACGGAAGATGATATATTAGATTTGTCTAAAGCAAGAAAATCTTTAGGTGAAATTGAAAACAAATTGAACACGTTACTAAAAGATTGATATTTATAAAATAAAATTATAAAATGAGATTTGGAGTAATAAAAACATTAATTGAAAACAAATTGGTTGAATCTTTTGTTAATAAAAGATTATCAACCGACATGTCTTTTTTTCAAGACAAAATTTTAAAGGATAAATCATTTAAAAAACACATGTTTGTATATGATACTTTAAATGAAAATAAATCTTTAGATTCTGAAACTGCAAATTATTTAATTGATGATTTAATTAACGATTTAAAAAATAATCCTTTGTCTGAAAATGTAATTAAAACAATAAAGAGATGGACAAATGGAATAGTTAAAGAAAATAATTATTCTGTGATAGATAATTTGGTATACGGAGATGACTTACATCCTGAAAAAAAATCTATTGCTAGAAAACAAATAGTTGAATCGTTAGGAAAAAATAAGGTTATTAAAGAATCAAAAAGTAAAATACCTTTAAAGTCCATGGTTAAAATTGCAAACACAACAATTGCAAAAAAACTTGAGAATCTATCAGAATCTGATAAGGAAAAAATATTAAAGGTTTTAAAATCAGACGATGAAATTAAAGAAGAATTTAAAAAATTAAAAGAGGATACTCTAAATAAAATTGATAGGTTAATTTCAGAATCACCTGAAGATTTGACACAAACATTGATTGAAACTAAAGAAAGATTAGGTAAATCAGATTTTTCAAAAAAAGAATATATTAAACTTATTAATTTAAATGACGGTTTAGTTCTCTAAATTCTTTTTTTCTTTATAGATTGCATTTTTTAAAGTCTGACGAGTTATGTCAGACTTTTTTTTATATGTTTTTCTATCTTGTAATTGCGATATTAATTTAGTTTTAATAACTTTTGATTTAAAAGATTTTAAGGCTTGCTCAATATTACCTTTTTTAATTGGGACTATTAACATTTTGACAAATGGAATTTTATGTGTTAAATTTATTAAACAATAAATAAAAAGAAATCATGCAAAGTTAATGAAGAAAGGTAAATCTTGTATTTTAAATGGATACAAAAATTTAAAATGTAATTATGGAACAGTAGATGCTAAAAATCTAAAATCAATTTATATAAACATTCAGTCTTGGGTCGAACCAGTCAAGTTTTTTGAGAATTGGGATAAGCCCGTATCAAATCTATCAAAAATAATTAAACAATTACTAAATGAAATAGTGGATAAACTAATTTATGACAATAAATTTATTGTTGATTTAGATTTAAGAACGAGCGGAATATCTTTAGGCAAAAGGTCTTTTATGAATTTAGAAATTACTTTGTTTATTAAAAACCCTATAGATTTTAAATCTATGATTTTAAGAAAAAGTGTCAAAGACATTGTAAGTTCGATACAGAAAGAAATTTTAAATAACTCAAATTATTTTATTTTTCATCTTACAAAGACTGACAAAATTGTAAAAAGCGAATAAGTTTAATATTTATAAAAAAAAATATTAAATGCAAAATTTTAAAATACTTGGTCCTAATGAAATCGGTAAGGGTATTCTTATTGAATACGATGCGGGATACGTATCCCCTAAAGAATTTTCTAATGATAAAATTATAAAAGAAAATTTAAACACTACCGATTATTCAAAACCTTTTGAATTTTATGCCGTACTCCAAAAGTATGACACACCAAATAGAAATGGTAGAATATACCCCGAAAGAATTCTAAAAAGAGAGTCAGAGAATTATATAAAAAATTATATTAATAGAGGGACTTCTCTATCGGAATTAAACCACCCTGAATCTTCATTAATTGATTTAGATAGAGTTTCACACATCATAACTGAAATGTGGTGGGATAAAAATGTTTTACTAGGTAAACTTAGACTTTTAACTTCTCCAGGATTCCATGAAAGAGGAATTGTCTCAACTAAAGGAGACCAAGCCGCTAATTTACTAAGACAAGGAGTAACACTAGGTATATCATCAAGAGGTGTAGGTTCTTTAAAAAAGAAAGGAGAACAAAATGAAGTTCAAGATGATTTTGAATTAATTTGTTTTGATTTAGTATCTTCCCCATCAACACCTGGAGCATATCTTTTTAAAGATGAAAAGGATAGATATAAGTACGAGGAAAATTTAAAAGAAGAAAATGAATTAAAAGCTCAAAGAGGTATTGGGGATTCTATTGATTTAATGAAAAAACTTTCCGATTATTTATCAAAATAATTAATTATGGATGAAAAATATTTTGTAGCAAAAATTACAATTGATGACGTTGATTCGGAATCAGGAAAAATCAAAAAACAAAAAGAAGAAAAATTAGTTAAAGGATATAGCCCAACTGATGTCGAGGCTAAGGTTACTAAAGTTTTTGAAAGTTACTCACAAGACTGGAGAATTACAGCAATCGTTGAGAGTAAGATTGATGAAGTAATAGAATAAACTAATTTATTTAAAAAAATAAAAAGGAGTCGATTGACTCCTTTTTTTATTTATACCAATTAAAAATAGATTTTTTTGTCATAACGATATATTTATCAATAAAACTTAAAATGGCAGAAAAAAATTTAGTTGAAGAAACTCTAATCCAAATCCAAAATTTGGAGGAAGTTATCAATGAAAACGCAAAAGAAATACTTGCTTCAACCATGAAGGAAGAAATTAGCGAATTAGTAAAAGAGTCTATGAAACAAGATGAGACTGACAAAGAATCTGAGTTTACCGAAGAAATGACTGAGGCAGACGAAGAGGATGAAACAGAAGAAATTGAAATGGATTTTGACACTGAGGAAGATTCAGATGAATCTGAAGAATTGGAAGATTCTGAAGATGAAATGGAAATGGACTTAGATATGGATGATGAAATGGAAATGGATTCTGATTTAGAAGATGAAACAGATGTGATTGATTTAACATCAGCTTCTGACGAAGAAATTCTAAAAGTATTTAAATCTATGTCTGCTGAAGATGAAATTACTGTTACTAAAGACGGTGACTACATTCATTTAACTGACGAAGATGACGAGTACTTGATTCAAACCGAAGGAGAGCTTGAAACCGAGCTTGAAGAAGGTTGGGAATCTGAAGAAGAACAAGAATTAGAAGAATCTGATGAGGAATTAGAAGAAACTATTTATGAGATTTCTTTTGACGATTTTGAAGATTTTGATTCTGAAGAAGAATATGATTTTAAGAAAGATTTAGAAGATTTTGATGAGAAATCTGAGTTTTATTCTGAAATGGAAGAATCTACATCTATTCATGAGAAGTATGACCATAAGAAAGGTTCAAAAAGTGTTAAACCAAAAGTTGGTAAAGGGGCTAAAACAGGTTCTGCGTCTAAATTCTCTTATAAAAATAACAAAGGAGGATTTAAAGAAGAAATGCCAAAGGCTGACCCTACCAAATTTGCAGGTAAAGTTAAAAAATTCGAGTTTAAAGAAACAGATTTAAGTGCAGCATCTGAAAAAGAAGCTAAGGCATTTGCATCTAAGAAAAGTGAGACTAAAGAAGCATCTCGTACATATGGAATGGGATGGAGAAAAGACGCACTACCTAAAGGTGCAAGAGCTGGTTCTAAACAAGCTAGAATGAGAACTGAGTCTGTTATTGATGAGGTTGAAATGTTAAGGTCTAAAAATGAAGAATACAGAAAGGCGCTTAATTTATTCCGTGAAAAATTGAATGAAGTAGCGGTTTTCAATTCAAACTTGGCATATGCAACTCGATTATTTACTGAACACTCAACATCTAAACAAGAAAAAATTAACATCTTGAGAAGATTTGATTCTGCTGAAACACTTAAAGAATCTAAAGCATTATACAAAACAATAAAAGATGAACTTTTATCTGATAATACTGTGACAAAATCAATCAATGAATCAATTGAAAGAGTAATTGAACGTGAACCACAATCAGGTTCGGCAATTAATCTAATTGAATCTAAGACGTATGAAAACCCTCAGTTTTTAAGAATGAAAGACATCATGGCAAAAATTGCCAAATAAAAAAAATAAATAATAAAATAAAAACCAAAAAATAAAATGGGAGCATTATTAGAATCAGGTCTTGTTGGTAACATTGGTCTTAAGCACCTTAAAGTTATCAAAGAAGATACTATTAACAAATGGGACAAATTAGGGTTCCTTGAAGGTCTTCGTGGCCACCTAAAAGAAAACGTAGCTCAGTTGTATGAAAACCAAGCTTCGCACTTAATAAACGAATCAACTTCAACTGCGGACTCAGGTTCGTTTGAAACCGTTGTATTCCCAATCATTCGTCGTGTATTCTCTAAGCTTTTGGCTAACGAGATTGTATCTGTACAGGCTATGAACTTACCTGTTGGTAAATTGTTCTACTTTGTACCACGTATCCAAGGATGGACAGGTGCAACTCCAGCAGTTGCTAATGGAAATCAAAATGGTCACTACGCACCATTCGGTTCACCAAACGGTCCTGCATCAGTTAACGCTGGTTATGGTACAGACACAGGAGCTATCGCTAAGAACACTTACGATTTGTTCTATGAAGGTACTGAACCATCATTAGACCCACCAGGATTGTTTGACTACTCAAAAGGTCGTTATTCTTGGTTGTCTGCAGCAACTAACACTGTTGTTTGGAATACATCTGGTAATTTACAAGTTTCAGGATACGGTTCTGGCGAATATCGTAAGATATTGGTTGCAATGTCAGGTTTCTCTAACTCAGGTGCTGGTAAGATTATTGGTCCTGATGGACAAGAAATGGATACTGAATCTTTCTTATCAGATTTAACAATCCTTCCAACTCAAGCATCTATCGGAGGATTAACATTCTCTACTACCACTCCATTATTATTCCGTGTAGTAACACAGAAATATGGACAAGGAATGGTACAGTACGGTTCATCAACAACAACTACTTGGCCAACTAACGGTAATGGTGGTACTTATTTTGATATTTGTACACCAAACGGAGTTATCTATTTAGAAATTGATTTACAAGTACCTGCATGTATCGCTTGTGGTCAATCTACACCTGATGGATATAGTGGACTTACTTT